AACGTCTGCCCCTTGTGCGTCTTGTACTCGATACTCTCCGGCGTGCTGTCTACCGGGTCGGCATACGGCACCAGTTGCGGGCGCATCAGGTGGCTGTCACATCCTTCGCGCTGCTCTTTGGTGGACAGGGTTGCGTTATGCTTGGCACACGTCCAAGTTCCGTCCCGCTCCGGTGTACTGTGTACACACGTTCGGCAGTTTACTTCCGCCACGCGCTCGCCATGGCAAATGTCCTGCATGCAGCACCATTTGCATTCGAACCAATCGGGGCGCTCGGATACGCGCTCCAAAGGCTCCTCGCTAAAGATGACGCGCTCCGCTCGGTCTAGGTAACGCGCTGCTTTTGTCGGCTGCTCCTTGACGCGCTCTGCGTATATTTCATCGGTGTCTTTGCATGTGGTCATGTGCATGGTTCGCGACAACCCGGACATCTCCATTCCCACCAGTACCTGCGCCCAATATTGCGGGTTCCATTTTTGCAGTCCGTCTTTCTTAAGCGCGCCAAACTTCTTGGCGTTGGAGGTCTTGAACTCTAGCAAATGCCACTTGCCGGACTCTGTAAAACCCTGGCCAACCCCGTCCAGGCTGCACCCGAAGTGCCCGCCAAACGCGGTAAACGTGAACTGCCGTCCGGTGTCCGGGTCTAGGTCATACACCGTCACGCCAATCGCGCGAAGGTCTCGAACCAGTCGGGTTTCTTCAACGTCGCCATGGTCGAACAGACGCAGCACCCGGCCTTCGGGTTCTTCATGGCCACACCAGTGGAATTGATACCACAAGTATCGGTCGCACGAATGGCCAATCTGTGACGCGCCAAGGTGCGGACGATGGGCGCTCCATCGTTCCCGTTCAAAGTGTCGATATATCGCCTGGACAGTGGGGAGGGGTGCGTATTGTGTTAGGTCTGCCATAAAAAAACAGGGCCGGTTCACCCGGCCCCGCCTCACTGGTTGGTTACTGCCAGGGCTTCTTGCCGGGTTCAGACATCGGCGCAGACGCGGGCGCGCTTCCGCCGTGCGCCGGAGCCGAACCGCCCTGCGCCGGTTCATACGCCTTGACCTCGTTGCTGGCCTCATACCCGTTACCCGCCGGGCGAATCGTCACCTTGATCCGAAGGGGTTTGTCGTGCAGGTCCGAGGAGTCTTGCGGCTGCATAATACCCACCGCGCGGCAAATGGCGGACAACTGACGTTGCGCGATCTCAACCGCCGTCTGATTCTGGTTGTTCAGGTTCAGACGGTCGAACAGCACACGACCCTGATGATCCCCATCAATCACGTCCAGGCGCAGTTGCAGGTATTCGCCGGTTCCGTTTTTCGTGGGCTTCATCTCTGAATCCACGATCATGGCCGTGTACCAGCCTGCGGGGATCGGATCGAAGCTGCCTTGCGGCTCGACTTCAGCGGCGTTGAAATTGCCAAGATTGGCCATGTTGTATCTCCTTACTTGTTGTAGAACGGAATATGCTGGGCAAAGTCTGCCCAATCGAGCGAGACCGTTTCCGGCATGGCATAACGGTTTTTCGCAATCACGGCGGGCGATTCCACCACCCGCAACTGACGGCCCCCGGCTGACCGGGCTTTCCCCTTCGTGTCTTTGGTGGAATCCTTTTTGACATACACCGGTTCGTGCGCGAACCCGATAATGTCGGCCTGCTCATACAGATGCTGGAACGCGCGCTTGTGCAGCTTGATTTGATAGCGATCCCATGCATCCGTATCCGGGGCATCGAACTTCACGATCTCCGAGTGGGCAATCAAGATTGGGGTAATGCCACGCTTGCAAAGCCCTTTGCACGCCGCCACAAGGTCACGCCAGTAGTCCATCGCGTAGACGTACCCCTTGCCAAATCCGAGGTCTTCAATACCGTTGACCCCGTGATCGTTGGCAACCTGCTTCCAGATAATCGGCTCAAGGGCTGAAAGACTGTCAATAACAACCGTCTGAAACCCGTGCCCATCGTCGAACAGGCTGGCGAGCGCATCCATTACGTTCCCGACGCTCTCCACTTCGGGGAAAGTGTCCACGTCCAGCGTGCCCAACCCATCTTCTGCGCGGATGAATACCGGGGCTGGGGCGGTTGCGGCAAACGTGGTCTTTCCGATGCCAGGAGATCCATGGATCACCGTAATCGGGGCGCTATGGTCCGCGCCTTTCTTGATGCTGCTTAGGTCAAATGCCATGGTAGGCTCCTTATTTCACTTGAACGGCAGGCTTGGCCGGTTTGGTTTCGATAGCCTGCGCAACTATTCGATACACCTCCGGCTCTTTCTCTTCGAGGTATCGCAGGCCCTTGGTTTCCAGTTTCGGCGCATACGATACGGGGCGCAGTTCTTCCGGGATGCGAGACTCAATCTGCGCCCACGCCTCCGCGTCCAGCTTGCGGGTTAGCTTGCCGGTCACGGTGACCTTGTATTCGCCCGCCTTGTGGGTCTCGCTGCCTTCTTGCTTGCAGCCAGTTTGGTCGATAATCTCCTGCTCGATGCGCAGCCGGTTATCGCGGGCAATCTCTTCCGCTCGCTTGGCGTCACGCCAATGCAGGGCAAGGGTTTCGAGGGTTTCATTCGGAGTCGAATTCGGGGGCATGATGTTTCTCCTTTCGGTCGGCTGTTGCTTCGGCGCTGCGAGGCCCCTCCCCGTCAACGCACTTGCATAGTAGACCGCCCCGCGTTACCGTGTCAACACCACGGCAGCAATAAATGACACCGCAGGCACAAACGACACCGCAGCACACAAGGGGACACCATGCGAACGCTTGAGCAAATCGCGGAGGCGCTGAAGGATCGGCGCACCGATAAGGTTTCCGATGCCACAGGGCTTCACTACAACACCATCCGGAATGTCCGGGACAACCCGCACGCGAACCCATCGTGGCGCGTTCTGAAAGCACTGGACAAGTATCTGGAGGGGCAAGAATGACGGGGGGCGATGGATTGCAAGACCCTACCAACCACCCCTCTGCCGACCTATTAGCACACGCCCTCGCCTACGCGGAGCGCGGGTGGCCGGTGTTCCCCGCCCACACTCCTGTTGATGGGGGCTGTTCGTGCCGTCGCCAGAATTGCGACCGGGTTGGAAAGCACCCACGGATTAGCCAAGGGCGCAACGGTGCCACGACCGATCCAGACACGATCCGCCGCTGGTGGGGCGTGTGGCCGGATGCCAACATCGGGATCGCAACCGGCTCGGAATCACGTCTGATCGTGCTGGACGTAGACGATGGGGGAGAAGATACCCTGGTGGGTAAATCCCTCCCGGATACGGTCGAACAGATCACGGGGTCCGGTGGGCGTCACATGCTCTACCAGCGCCCGGACACGGATAACCGGTACAAGACGCGCGTGCGGTTTATGCACGGATTGGATAGCCGGGCGGATGGTGGGTATATCATCGCCCCGCCGTCCGTACACGAATCGGGAAGGCGTTATGAGTGGGAGGCCAGTTCCGACCCGTTCGACGGCGTGGCCCCCGCTCCTTGCCCCGCGTGGATCATTGAAGCAATCGAGGCCCCATCGGTGGAATCCGGGACACATGCCGCCCCCGAATGGAACCCGGATGGTGAGTTGCCCAACAACATTACCGACATGCTATCCGCGATCCCGTCCGAGGATTACGATACCTGGCGCGATGTGGGCATGGCGCTGCATTACACGGACCCGGCAGACGGGCTGGACGTATGGGACTGGTGGAGCAGCCTTGCGCCCAATTACGACGGGGACGCGGTGCGTCGAGAGTGGCGCAATTTCTCGCGACGTGGGCATCAGGTGGCGAACCCGATCACGCTGTATACCGTTCGCCGGTTGGCGGAACAGCACGGCTGGATTGATCCTCATGTTGAGCATGGGGCGCAAGCCGCCGCCAAAATCATGGAGTCGCATCAGCGCAAAGTAGCTGATGATCTTGCGAGCGACTATCAGCGAGGAAGCACTCCCAGACAGGAATCCGATCAGCCGGATGTGATGCCGTCCGGGGGGCTGATTCGGGAGATCGCCGCGCACATTTTGGAGCGAAGTGTGCGACCGCAACCTTTGCTGGCCGTTCTCGCGGCAACCGCTTTTGTGGCGACCCTTTCCGGGCGCAAGTACCAGACGGAAACAGGCTTGCGCACCAACCTCTATGTGGTGGGGCTGGCCGAATCCGGGGCGGGTAAGGATCAGGCGCGAAAGGAGATCAACAACCTTGCCCATGCGGCGAAGGTGGATCAACACATTGGGGGCGACCGAATCGCATCCGGCCCTGGCGTCATTACGTCGCTGGCGAAAGAGCCTTCTCGCCTGTTCATGATTGACGAAATCGGATTGATGCTACAGGCCATGCTGGGGCATCGTCCCGATCCACATAAGCGGGACATGATGGCAACGCTGATGACGCTATACAGTTCGGCGGGTTCCGTCTATCGAGGGGCCGAGTACGCGGATCAGAAAGAACGGCCTCGCCAGGACATCAATAACCCCAACGCCTGTATCTACGGCACCAGCACGCACTCGGCTTTCTATGCGGCCCTGACCAGTAGCCAGGGTGTAGATGGGACGCTTTCCCGCCTGATCGTAGGATCAAGCGATCTACACCGACCGGATCGCCAGCGCCCGAAACTGGGTCCGCCGGATAGTGCCTTGACATCATGGATTGCTGAACTTGCAAGCCACGATCCTGTGGGGGGCAACCTGTCTGGTGCGGCAGGAAGTCAGGCCGACAGAAAGGCGCAGACGGTTGCCATGACCCCCGCTGTGTTCGATGCGTGGGAATCGCTTGATGATGACATGACGGCGTACATGGTGGACGACGCCAGCCGGTCTGTGTATTCGCGCGTGGCGGAGAACGCCGCCAAGCTGGCGCTGGTTCATGCGATTGGGGCGGACTACCAGAGTCCGGTCATTGATGCCGGGTCTTTTCAGTGGGGTCGTGAGATGGCCCTGTGGGCGGCGAACACCATGATGCGTGAGGTAGCGCGTAACGTGGCGGACAACGAACACGAAGCCGAGCTGAAGCGTGTACTGAACGCGATCAGTGACGCAGGGAGTGGCGGCATTACGCAAAGGGAGCTGTTGCGCCGGATGCGGTCGATTCGGAAACGCGATCTTGTGGACATGATCCAGCGCCTATATGAGTCCGGGGAGATCGTGATGCAGGAGCGCAAGAACCCGAGGGGCCGTCCGACGATGGTTTTCGTGTGCTGTGATGGTTGACCATGTGCGGGGCGGGTGGTACGTTCGGAACTGTCTGTGCATAAGGTGCAGAAACCCGAAACACCCCACCGAAACAGGGAGATAAACGGCTCAAAAAACCATATTGTCCCATTTTGTCCCGACCCCTTGGGACATTTTGAGGCCGCACCACAGAGCCAAATTCTCCATATTGTCCTGTTGTCCCGCACCCCCGCACAGGGGGAAAGTACCCGTGCCCCTATGGGACAACAGGACAATATACATACTACTACTATATATACTATATATATCAGTAACTTAGGTATCCTCATATTGTCACGCCATATTGTCACGGGCCGGGACAATATGGATTCAAATTATTTTCAGCCCACACCTTGACCCTAGCTAATCGCTTGCCTATACTTTAGGCACAGTCAGAGAGAGAAGGGAGAGACGAGATGACCCCGAAAGCAGAAGCAATCCTTGAAGACATCATGACCGAGGGCAAGGTGTTCAACCGCCGCTCGATCCTTGGCGTTCTGGAAGACGGCGAAGCCCTGGCGGCGCTGGGGCTAACTGATGAGGATCAGGAGGCCGTGGAGGAACTCCACGCGATTTACGTGGAGGCCTGCAAGTGAACCACCTCCCCCACACAACCACCCCCGACGAACGCGCGGCCCTACTGACGGGGCCGCTGTCTTCCGGGCTGGACGTGACGGAAGACCACCACGACTGTTCGCGGGTGGAGTATGACGGTGGGGTTATGCTGTTCGTGTGCCCGGAGAGCCACGCAGAGCGTCCTGATAGGCTCGACCCGCGCTTTGCGGTGCTCCGGGGGCATAGTGTGATTTGGACAGGCGAGACGCTGCGAGAGTGCGTCTCTGTACTTAAACAGGAGATTAACCAACCATGACTGAACACGACCTCCGCGCCGCACAAGTGCGCGAAGAACTCAAAGCCGCCCTGGACGCCGCGTACCGTGGCGAGTGGGACGACGTTGATA